TGTTTCCGTGGGGACTTTTAGGCCAAGGTTTTAAGGCTGGACTAGAAATTTACAAAAATAAAAAAGCAGCTGACGTTGCAATGTCAGAAGCTAAACTTCTTCATATAGAAAAAATGAAGAGAGGTGAGATAGAATTTTCTGGCAAGATTGCAGACAACCAAAAAAATGACTGGAAAGACGAATTTGTTCTTTTGACGATCTCAAGTCCACTTTTTTTACTTGCGTGGTCTGTATTTGCAGAAGATGAAAAGATGCAAGAGAAAATTGACTTGTATTTTCAAAAATTACAAGAGATGCCTTGGTGGATAGTTGGATTATGGGTTTCAGTAGTCGCAGCAATTTATGGAATTAAGGCAACTGATGTAATAAACATGAACAAAGGAAAATAATATGAAAAAGAAAAAAATACCTGCGGGTAAAAAAGGAAAAGGAATCAGAATGCTAAAAAAGAAAGCTCCAGAAGTAGCAAAAAGAATGGGCTATAAATATGGGAGTAAAAAATAATGCCTGCTAAAAAACCTGGCTTATGGGCCAACATTAACAGAAGAAAAAAATTAGGTATATCGAGACCTAAGTCTAAATCAACAATATCAAAGAAAGCTTATGCTAATATGAAAGCTGGTTTTCCTAAGAAAAAGAAAAAATAATATGGCTAAAGGTGTAAAACATTATTTTAAAGATGGAAAAGAATACAAAGGAGCCACACATAAAGATACCAAAGGTAAACTTATGTCTGGTAAAACACACACAGCATCAAGTAAATATTTAGTTCATAAAAAACAACTAAAGAAGAAAAAATGATAGCAAAAAAAGGATACGGCAGAGCATTTTTACAAAGAGGAACTCCTAAAATTTTTGATCAGTTAGAATCAAAAGTTCCTTTTCCACATGCTCAAAAATCTCCTGGATTTGCTAAAGGTGGAACTCCGGCTTGGCAAAGAAAAGAAGGTAAATCTAAATCAGGCGGATTAAATAGAAAAGGTATCGCATCTTACAGAGCTGCAAACCCTGGTTCTAAACTATCTATGGCTGTTACAACTAAACCTTCAAAACTTAAGAAAGGATCAAAAGCCGCAAACAGAAGAAAATCTTTTTGCGCTAGAATGACAGGAATGAAAAAGAGATTAACTTCTGCCAAAACTGCTAGAGATCCTAATTCAAGAATAAACAAATCTCTTAGAAAGTGGAACTGCTAGTGGCACAACAACCAGACGACATTATAATCATACAGAGAATACAAAAAATATTAAAAGAAAGTTATCAAAATATTGGAGACACTCTTATATCAGGAGGTGTTGACAATATGGAAAAATACAAGTATATGTTGGGTCAGGCACACGCCTACCAATATATATCACAGGAAATCTCTAACCTGCTAAACATGAAGGAGCAAAAAGATGAGCAAGGAACCGTTATCAACCTCGGGGAAAGAAATCCCAAAGCATAAAAATGCTTTAGAGGAAAAGTACAAATCACATAAAGATCAAGTAAAAGAAAAAGATTTATCAAAAACAGAACTATCTAAACTCCCTAACCCTACGGGTTGGAGAATGTTAATTCTTCCATTTAAAATGAAAGAAAAAACTAAAGGCGGAATTTATTTAGCTGATGAAGCGATAGAAAGATCACAAGTAGCATCGACTTGTGGTTTAGTATTGGCCATGGGACCACATTGTTATGACAAGGATAAATTTCCTGAAGGTCCGTGGTGCAAGAAAGGGGATTGGGTGATCTTTGCAAGATATGCAGGAAGCCGAATTCTAATAGATGGGGGCGAGGTCAGACTTCTCAATGATGATGAAGTTTTAGCAACGGTGAAAAACCCCGAAGATATTTTTCACCAATTTTAACCATAGGAGAATACTATGCAAGAACAAGAAGCAAAAACTGTAGACATAGATACATCAGGTCCTGGAGCCGAGATTGAATTACCGGAAACAGAAAAACCAGAATCTAACATAGAGGTAGCTAATGAAACAGTTAATGAAAACAATACTGAGTCCAATGACTCAGCTGAGAAACCAGATGAGCAGTTGTCTGTTCAAGATGGCGAAAATGATAAAGAACAAAGTAACAAGGACCAAGAACCTGAAAAAAAGAAAGAGTTAGAAGATTATTCTGAAGGAGTAAAAAAGAGAATAGCTAAACTAACTAAAAAAATGCGTGAAGCAGAAAGAAGAGAACAAGCTGCTATTGAATACGCAAGAACCGTTCAAAAAGAACAAGATAAACTTAAATCAAGATTTTCTAAATTAGATACAGGTTATGTTACTGAAATGGAAAATAGAATTAAGTCTTCTTTAGAAGCTGCTGCCAATAAGTTAGCTAAAGCTAGAGAAGAAGGAGATTTAAAAGCTGAAATCGCTGCTCAAACTGAAATTTCAAAATTAGGTTATGAGGAAGCTAGACTTTCAGAGATTAAATCTACTAGAGAAAAGACAGTTGAACCTGAAACTATTGAAAAACCTGTTCAACAAAAACAAATGGAACAACCTATTAATCCAGATCCAAAAGCTCAGAATTGGGCCGAAAAGAACACATGGTTTGGACAGGATGAACCTATGACCTATACTGCCTTTAGCTTGCATAAAAAGCTTGTTGAAGAAGAAGGTTATGACCCACAATCGGATGAGTATTATTCTGAAATAGATAAAAGAATAAGACTTGAATTCCCGCATAAATTTGGTAAAGTACAAACACAAACGACTTTAAAACCTACTCAAGTAGTTGCTTCGGCAAATAGAAGTAGTAAAACAGGTCGCAAAATTGTGAGACTCACACCTTCACAGATAGCAATTGCTAAAAAATTAGGTGTGCCACTTGAAGAATATGCGAAACAATTAAACACGAAGGAGATATAAGCATATGAGTAATGAAAACGAAAACAGAGCTTCTCGTGCGAGTCAGACTAGAGAAAAAGAAACTCGAAAAAAAGTCTGGACTCCACCGTCATCTTTAGATGCACCCCCTGCGCCGGCAGGATTTAGACACAGATGGTTAAGAGCTGAGTCTATGGGTTTTCAGGATACTAAGAACGTAGCAGGAAGATTAAGATCTGGTTACGAATTAGTAAGAGCTGATGAATACCCTGATTCAGATTACCCAATTGTCGAAGACGGCAAATACAAGGGAGTTATCGGAGTTGGTGGCCTAGTGCTCGCTAGAGTACCTGAAGAGATCGCAAAATCACGTGCCGAATACTATGCAAAGCAAGGTATGGAGCAAGATGAAGCAGTAAATAACGATCTACTTAAGGAAGAGCATCCAAGTATGCCAATCAATATTGATAGGCAGACTCGTGTAACTTTCGGTGGTACGAAGAAAAGCTAATATTTTAGTAATTCCTATCCAACGAATTAACTTATAAACTTAGGAGAAAAAAAATGGCAAATACAAACGCTGCTTTCGGATTGAAAGCAATCGGTAAAGTTGGTCAGAATAGAGACGCTCAAGGTTTATCTGAATATTCAATTGCTGCAAGCACAGCAGTTATCTATAACAGTGATCCAGTTGCATTAAGTGCAGATGGAGTACTAGTTAGAGGTACAGCAGGTGCTGACAATTATTTATTGGGTAGCCTTAACGGTGTTTACTACACTGATTCATCTACAGGTAAGCCAACATGGTCTAACTACTTAGCTGCATCTAATGCTGCTACAGATATCGTAGGCTTTGTGGCTGACGATCCTTACCAAAGGTTCGAAATACAATCAGCAGGAACACCAGCACAAACAAATGTTGGAAACTGTGCTGCTATTGTACTAAACGCTGGTGTTACACCAAACTGGGTTTCAAAAGCAACTGCTTCTGGAACTATGGCTAGCACAGCAAATCAACTAAAAATTCTTGGTTTCGCAAAGACAGTAGGAAACGAGATTGGTCAATACGCTGACTTGGTAGTTACTATCGGTCAACACCAATTGAAACAAGAAGCGGGCATATAATAGAATAGGAGAATAATATTATGGCAATATCACGATCACAACTAGTTAAAGAACTAGAGCCAGGATTGAATGCACTATTCGGCCTGGAATATAAACAATACGAAAACCAACATGAACAAATCTATACGAAGGAAACTTCTGACAGAGCTTTTGAAGAAGAAGTAATGTTATCTGGATTTGGCAATGCGCAAGTTAAACCTGAAGGTTCTGGCGTTACTTTTGACAATGCTCAAGAGACATACACAGCTAGATACACTCATGAAACTATCGCTCTTGCATTTTCAATCACTGAAGAAGCGATTGAAGACAACTTGTATGACAGATTAGCTTCGAGATACACTAAAGCGTTGGCAAGAAGTATGGCACAAACAAAACAAGTTAAAGCTGTTAATCCTTTAATTCAAGGATTACCATCTACTAATAACTACAATTCTGGAGACGGTGTTTCTTTATTTAACACTGCGCATCCAACAATTGCAGGTACAGTAGCTAACACTTTAGCAACTCAAGCTGACCTTAACGAAACATCATTAGAGCAGTGTTTAATCGACATCGCT